AGTATATGCGTAGATAATCCAGCATTGTTTTACGCAAAGTTTGAAAATCATAACTTTGAAAATCTGCGTTTCTGAAAGTTTCGTAAAGAATAGTCCAGTCTTGATTGACTAAAAGACTACTTTGTCTAGTTGTAAGTGCCATGCCTGTCCTCGTTTTATGTATTTATTGAGAACAAAATATGGTATTTTAAAGCATTGAATTATTCTGAATCATTTGCTGATCAAATTGCACAGCCAATTTAGCAGTCTGATTTGTTTGGATATAAATCAGATCTAATTCTATTTGTAATCCTCTCTCATACTGAGTTACAATTACATTCTGGGCTGCAATCCTCGGATCGTTTGCAACAATACGTTTTATGTCCTGTATTATTGTAGTTTTGCTTTCTTCGTTCAACGGTTCGAATATCATATCCCATATGATAGTGCCGAACTCGGGATTCATTAACTTTTCGCCTTTGCGAATGTTAAAATGATTTTGTAGATCTCGTTTTACTAATTCAAAATCGGTTAGTCGAAATCTTTTGTTACTTTCTAATGTGCTGAATCCGTTATATAGTGCCATAGCTATATTTACCCTATACTAGTTATATTAGAGCTTTCAACACTAGCTTTTATAATAGGAACCTGTGTTTGACTATACTTTCCGCGATTATAAAAGGTTGTAGCAGAAGTGCCATTGGCATCAGTGGTAGACTGACCTGTTTTGTACCAATTAGTTGCAGCTTCTGGTCCGACTAAATGTGCAGCACTAACTATTCCTGCAATATCTTCTGCTGAACTATCTGCTGTAATAATACCATTTTTTTGTAATCTTGCATAATTATTTTTGGTATAGTTATACATTGCTTTTTCTTGAATGGTTCCATTTTCTCTGAATGCGTCTGAACTCGATATACCATCTTTTCCAGTCCAATTATTAGGATTACTTAATGCTTCTGCGGTCTGCGGAGTCCCAGCTTTAACATAACCCAAATCTTGTAAATCTTTTGATCCCAACAGATACTTGCCTTGATATCCATTTGCATTTTGTGTTTGGTATGACCCTTCACTTTCACTGTACCCGATCTGTGCCATAAGAGCCCTGACTTGATTCTTATCCAAATTTCCCATGCTATCAATGGGTTCGGGCTGAGCAATAAAAATTCCAGCCGAAGCTGCTCCTGTTAAGTTTTCTCTATCTGCTTGAGCAGGACCCACAACTGTGATATCAGCAGGAGGATTTATAGGATCTCCCAATACATCTTTTGGTAAAGTAGACACTGTTTGTGCTTGATTTTGAAAAATTGCTGTTGCGTCACCTCTGATATATGGTTCGTGAGTCGGTACTTTATAATTTGTAGAAATTAAAGAATTTTGTTGGGCGAACCAAATACCTGGACTAACAACTTTAGCGTCAGGCAATTGATATAAATTAATTCTACTAGGAGGATTTATTTCTGCTCCGCCACCACCACCGCCATTTAATGCTATAGCAGCACCGTTGACTGCAATAGAGCCACCTGCTCGTATACCCATAGATTGTTGAGCAACCAAAGACAGCCCCGATCCGCTTCTTAACTGTGCTTGTTTACCGTACAAATTTAATGCAGTTTCTGCACTGGCTTGAACTAATTGTCCTGCCATTTTAACACTGCCCACTGCTTGCATGTTAATATTACGACCTGCAAAGAAGCTAATATTGTTATCACTGTGCATCATAATATTGCCCTGAGTTCGCAATGCAAAATCTTTTGCACCATATACTAGAATGTCGCCTTCTTTAGTAAGTTCTATCCATGCAGTGCCGTTGGAATTTGCAACATATATAAAGCCTTCTGTGTCATTTAACATTATTTGATGACCCATGGCTGTTTTTAGTCTGACTAAATTATCTTTACCGAATAAATCGCCGTCATCCATGACAAAACTATGGCCGCCCACTCTTGTTGTAACAACATACGTCGCAGGATTAAATTCTCCTGACACTAATTTTTGTGCGATATTAGGATCTGTAGCAGGATCTTGACTACCAAATGGGCGGCCTGGTGTACTGAATCCGAATACTGAACTGACTGGGTCTCTTTGACTGCTACTACTAATGGCTCCCCGAACATTGTCGCTGTCTAATCCTTGCACAATTAATCTGATTGTTTGTGGAATGTGCAGTGGTTTTTTTAGATTAGGAAGAAAACCGGCTTTACCGTATACATCTGCGCTTTCCACTGTTTCTGCCACAGGATAAAACTTTCCTGGCAACAAGTAAGGCCCTACTCCTGATTCAGAAATACTTTCTGGTGAAATATAACTAAGTTCCACCGACCCAATTGCTGGAGTCATATTTCTTGTAATCGAAGAATTTACGCACGCAAACCAATACCCCTCTTGGCTTCCTGGAACAAAACAACACAAGACTTCCGTGCCGATATCCGGCGGGCTCATATAAAATCCATAACTCTGAGTCGAATCTGAAAACTTATTTTGATTTGCCTTAGGTTGTGTGTATTCCCCTAATCTACTAGACGTGCTGCCCATAAAAGGGCTGGCATATGATACTAGTTTCCACGATGACGGAAGATCAGGATTTGCGCCGCCGAACTGTGGTATAAAGACTTGCAGTCTTCCTGACCTAGTATTAGTGTCAATGGCTTTTACTTTTCCAATATATATTCCGCTGGGTTGCGGAATATCCATTTTTGTAGTGTCGATGAACGTGGGGTGTTTTGTACCCAAATATGGTTGATTGTATGACATAATTTAAATGAAATTAGTAAAGTCGCCGAATTCTAAATCGCTCAAACTTGCAAATGCTTCGGTTACATCAATATCCGTCACTCCAACATCCAAATCAAAATTGCCAATTGAGTCGAAACCAGACGCATAGTCCAGTGCTCCCGCGTATTTAAAATCTCCAATGGAATCAAAACTAGTATTGTAGTCTACTCCCAATGCACCTTGACTTTTAAATATATCAGTAATTCCAGTTGTTATTTTATCTACTGCAATATTTACACCTCGGCCAACAACGTTATTAATTAAAGATCCTGCTACCTGCGCCCCAATAGCTTGAAGGAAACTTCCACCTTGTCCATTTGCTAGTGCCGCGGCGCCTTGTACTGCAAGATTTACCGCTGCTGAAGAATTAGTAGCTGGAAGCAAAGAAGAAATATTAGTTCTTGGACCTGCAAATCTGATTGCTGTATTCACTGTTGGAGTTAACGCATTTGACAATGCAGTTTCTGTTCTTTGTGTAACGGAAGAAGGTACCACTGGCTTTCCTTCTTGATCATATAATAGTTTTGCCAACGTCAATGATTGTTCAAATTTTCCATTAGAAAAAGAATTGTCAACGGTAATTATTTTATAAACTCCGCTAAATTCGCTGTATCTATATCTACTAGATGCTACATCTGCTATACCTGTGGTTTCGTCATAGTCCACTGGACTTTGAAAATTTACAAATACATATAGCTCTCCGCCGTCCATGTATAAACTACTGCCTGAACTGTTATTTAAAAATTGACCTGATGGAGTATCCAATCCTTGTCCCATGAATAAATCATCTTGTTTAATAAATTGCGGATCCCCTACAATTTTTAAATTTAATGTTATCATGTCACCTTTGGCCCCTAGCATCAAAGATCTCTGTAGATCTCCTGCGTCTGCAGATGCCTGTGGCAGTCCACCAGCTCTCATAGTCGTTGCGACATTGTCACTGACTAGTCCTATAGAAATTGGCGCAACATTCTCTTGTGGTCTTTCTTCAGTGTTGGGATTAGGGTAAGCATTAGCATCGGGTCTAATAGGAGTTCCTGTTTGCGATTGTGTACTTTTTGTACGATTTGTGGTCATCTCTACTAGATATAAAGTGTTAAAATCTATTTGTAAATCGAGTACGTCTTTATTTTTTCCCGTAAAAATATAATCATATTTTTTTACAAATCCAGGCACACGGCCTTTGGGATAAAATGGATGTTTAGCAGATAAGTTATATGGCTTTACATAAAATATAATGTCCATGCTATATCTGTTTTGTGTTGGATCATAATCTCTAATAAGGATACTAGGAATGATTCTAAACCATTTTAGCCACGTGATGGTATTAGGGTTTCCGCCTGACTGAATACTTTCCCGTTGTTGTTTTGTTATTGATGGATCTTTCAATTGATCGCTGATATATTCACTGTTTCTAACTGCCCAATCGATCATTCTGTCAATAGTGGTGCCCGCAGGAATATTTACGGTTGCTCCGTCGAATCGAAGCCCGCCTTTAGCAGCTCCTGATGCTGCTTGAATTTGTGATCTTTGTGCGGCAGTCGACGTTCCGCTGGCTGGAGCTCCAGCTGCATTAACAGGACCTGTATATAATTTACGGTTGCCTATTTTTTCATCAAACACAACCCTAACAGTGTTGACTATAGATATTTGTTTTTGTACTTTTAATGAACTAAAATAACTATTGATAGCGGCGCAGAATCCAGTTATTCCAAAACTTGAATATTCATTGTTTAATTGACTGGTCAAATCGCTTATTCGGGCCCGGGTGTCAGCCGCAATGCTGGCATCAATTGGATCGCCAGACGCTGCAAATTGTCTAGATTCTTCATTAAGGTTTGTAATTTGTCTTTCGATATCAGATCTTCGAAATAGATTTACATAAAATTTACCGTCTTCAGCTGATACTTCAGCCGGACCACCAAATATTTGACTGACTGTAGTGGCTGTAACTGTTGTGCTAACAGGTAAGCTTACATTTATTTGATTAAATGCCTGATGATTAAATGGCACTGCATCAATTTGATATTCTGTGCCTTTTGATGTTAATCTAGACTTGATATTAGTTATTCTAATAGGAATAAATTTTGAATGTTCTTTGAGTGGCCCGGGCGAGCCCCCGTCGACACTGCCAAAAAAATCAATTTGTAACATGTAAGGCATATGGATGTAACTACCTGTCCCGGGATTAACCCTACTAGCAGCCTCTAACATTCTATTAATTAGTGTAAACCCCAATGGCTCGATAATTGTAAAACTACATTCAATTAAGTTACTGTTTCTATTTCTGGAAGTAGTATTAACTATGGTTTTTACTTTTAAGTTTTCGAAATAAAAATCTTCTTCAAATGCAGGGTCTCGTCTGAAAGTTTCCCCGTATCTTCCTGCACTACTGATTAAAACATTTTGCGGTACATACTTTTTTTGTAATGAACTATCTCTGCTGATCAAATTATTATAGTTTTGTATTCCCATTAAATGCAGGCTTAGACAATAAGTGTAAGAATCATATTCTAACAATGGGTTATCAACTACACCTTGTCTGGCATTAGAGCCTATAAAAGCAGTGGTGTCAAATATTGCACGACCTTCTGCGTCACGTATTTGTGCCAACTCAGCTTCATTAGCTGCATCTATTGCCTCATCACCCACAGCTGGAATTAGATCTATCGCAGGAGTGGCAATATTTTGTCTCTCAGCTAACGAAATAGCAACAGCTGATGCGTTGATAGTATTTGACTCTAAGGGATTACTCATCTTATTATCCGATGGCTCCAGTTATTGCAGCTTTCTTAGGCAAAAAAATTCTATTGCCTATTTTCATATCAAAAATAGGATCTTTAATAGTGTTAGGATTACGCAGTGCAAACACCCACCAGAGACCAGTATCTTCGTACAAATCGTATGCCAATAAATCAGGTCTATATTGATAAGTTTTGTTTATAGCAAAAAGTACATCATCAGGATTCTTAGGTATTACTGGAAAATTGGCAAGATCTAAAAAGTCTCCATAAAAAGGTGTTTTAGAATATAAACTATTTTGAGCATATTGAATTTCGGCCATTATAGGAAACCTCCGATAGGTGAATTGCCATTCTGTATCAGCGCACCTCGCGAGAATCTGTCTAGTGTAAAGTTTCTAGCAATATTTTGTCTGCTGTATAAAGGTTGTAAGGTAATGTTCACTGTGCTGCTTGTTGGCAGTCGGACTGGGCCACCAAAGTTGACATTTGTTGGCAATTGCAATCCTGCACTACTCAATGAGGCACCCACTGGTATAGATACATAATCAACTTCTCCTGGCATAGTATGACTGAATGATGTTACAACGCAGGGAACATGGGGAAGATATGCTGCTCCAAACCCATCTAAGAATACCAGTGGAGGAGGGCTGCCTGCATTTTGATCTGCTCCAAAAAACATTTTTGTCACAGTTCTAAAAAATTGTATTACTGCCATCAAATACTGACCTTCTTTAATATTTTGAACTGTAAATTCTCCATTTATATTAATGGAAGAAACTTCACTGCCTTCGTAGAAATAACTAGAATAATTACTGTGAGTTAATGGAGTAGAACCATATTTTGCATTATGCGTTATAGTAATAGACGGCGTATACGGAAATATAACTCCACTGGTTTCTCGCAATGGTCCAAGAATACTATTATCTATTCTATTATAAAATAAGTCAGCAGTTGGCCTTGCCATACTAATTCGCACTCGCCAATCATATTGAGGGTCAATTGTTGATCCATCTGTACCATTAAAATTAACATTAAATACACTGCCGGCTATATCTGTCAGTAAACCATTAGCACCTGGGGCAAGTCCAGAATTTGCTAGCCTCGATCCGCTTGAAGACGCCGAGCCTGTAGAACCCGTTACGGAGGCTGGGCTGAAAAATGCGCTTTGGGCAGAACTATCCCCTGCAAAAGTAGAAGTATTATATGACATTTGATACCCGTTTTAGATATTTATCGAACCAAAAATAGTAGCTTATTATTGGCATTGACATCACAACTTATAATATGTTAGTATGTACCAACCGCAGATTTAAAGGATAAAATGAAATCAAATTACTTAAACAATAAAGATATTCTTAAAGAGATACACAAAAGCAAGAATTCGTATTGCACATTCAGTGACCCAGAAGTTGCAGACTATGACATGATTCTGCCAGATGTTAAAAAAATTAATAAAAAAAATATACTAGATGCTCGCAAATTAAGGGCAGAAAGATTAAGCAAATTAGCGCATGAAGCTGCCGTAGCGGCCACTGGGGAAAAGCAAAAAGCTGACCAATTTGAAATCAAATACACTAAAATTCCACAGACTGATGTAGTCTTTCGAATTATGACATGGGAGCATATACCATTAGACGATGTCAAGACTAAAAAAGCCAAAGACGCGGCCAAAGAACTGTTTGAAGACGAAGATGAAACTGCTCATACCGAGTATGACGAAGATGATCCCAAACATAACAAATACGTTAAAGTCAATTTTCCGCCTTTCTTTCATTATAAAGTAGACGAAGAAGGCAACCCTATTCTGGTAGGCAAAAGTCATTGGTCGGGCGGATTAGACACTGGATCTTTTAATAGAGAACATGGTGCAATGACTAATAAACTAGCTCATATGTTTATGAAACTGTGTGAACGTTATGCAACCAGAAGTAATTGGAGAGGGTACACTTATAACGACGAAATGCGTAGTCAAGCCTTATTACAACTCAGTCAAATTGGATTGCAATTCGACGAATCGAAATCGCAGAATCCTTTTGCTTATTATACTGCTGCTATCACTAATAGCTTCACTCGAGTGCTGAACATCGAAAAACGCAATCAAAACTTACGTGACGACATTTTAGAAATGAACAATCTTAATCCAAGCTACACTCGCCAAGGCCAGGGTGGGTCGTGGGGCGGTGCAGGGGGCGGCGTAGATGGTAACGACTAGGATTAAATTTGATCCAACTAGTTCTGATATAATTCTCATAACCTACCCCCCGGGGGGTTTTGGGAATTTTGTATATCATCTATTAACTGAATTTACGGATCAAACAGTTAAACCCAATAATAGCTCATTTGCGTTTAGCGGCACCGGGAACAGTCACGGTACTAAAAAATATACTGTAACGTATTCTCACAATCCCTCAAAATACCATCCGTACATAGACTCAGACGTAGCCACAGAGGGTAAAACAATTTTGGTACTGGTAGACAACAAATGGTACGATAACGATTACTCTCGCTTACGTGAGGTTTTTCCAAATGCAAAAATTGTAAGGATGTGCTTTGAGCCACGCATGTATCCTATTGTGTTTGCTCTAGTTACTGCTAAAACAAAAGGCATACAGGCTAATATATACGTGCCGCCAAATTACAAAGGCGAAGGCAAATTTACTCCGTTACATTTGCCCAATGTTGTGAATGCATCCATCGAAGACTTTATCTTGGATCCGTTTGAAACGTTTTATAAGATAGCCACAGAGTTGGGATTAACTGTTATTAATACTGATCAACTTCATGGCGTTGTTGCAGAATGGCGCAAGGTCCACAAACCATACTTTGAAGATCTATACAAAGAATTCCAGAAGGAGCATTTGCTATAGACATGCCCTCTACAATAGTGTAAACTATATCCATGAGTAACCTATTTAAGAAAGCCGCAGTATTCACCGACATCCACTTTGGTCTAAAGTCAAATAGTCAATTGCACAACGAGGACTGTTTGAACTTTATCAAGTGGGCTACCGCTAAAGCACGAGAAGAAGGTTGTGAAACCGCTATGTTTCTCGGAGACTGGCACAATAATCGAGCCAGTCTTAATATTGTCACGCTTAATTATAGCCTTAGAGCATTGGAACATTTAAATGATAATTTTGAACGTGTTTATTTTATTCCTGGTAATCATGATTTGTATTATCGGGATAAACGTGATATTCAATCGGTTGAATGGGCTCGTCACCTCCCGAACGTTCAAATTGTTAACGATTGGTTTACTAGCGGCAATGTGGTTATTGCTCCTTGGCTTGTCGGAGACGACCACAAACGAATTGCCCGACTTACGGGAAAATACATGTTTGGACACTTCGAACTGCCCCACTTCTATATGAACGCCATGGTGCAGATGCCCGATCACGGCGAAATTAAAAATGAACATTTTGGAAATTTTGATCAAGTATTCACTGGGCACTTTCATAAAAGACAGCAACGTCAAAATATTACATATATCGGAAATTGTTTCCCTCACAACTATGCCGATGCTGGCGATGACGATCGTGGACTAACTATTTTAGAATGGGGGAAAGAACCCGAATATCATGCATGGCCCAATCAGCCTAGATATCGTGTGCTAGGATTAGGTGCTATTTTAAATAACGCAGACTCGGTGTTAGGACAAGGTATGCATGTTCGTGTTAATATTGACATCGATATTAGCTACGAAGAAGCAACCTTTATCAAAGAAACTTTTATGGAGTCTCATAAACTGCGAGAAATTACATTAATCCCACAAAAAAATGCAGACTTAAATGAATTTGCAATACAGGGCAATGTTAATTTCGAAAGTGTAGATCAAATTGTTACCAATCAACTTACTGCTATTGCCAGTGAGCATTATGACAATAAGATATTGCTGGACATTTATAGAAATTTATGAACTTTGACAAATTATACACTATCCAATATCCTTCGGGAAGTTTTGGGCATTTTACTAATCTAATATTGTCTACTTACGGCGAAAATTTTACTAAACAAAAGGTCGAATTAAAATTTAAAAATAAAATGAATAGCGGCAGTAGTCATTTTATTTCTTCGCAAATTCAAAAATATTACGATGTGGATCGATATAAAGAGTATGCTGCAACAGCATTAACCGACGATTATATCGCATTGACTAAAAACGGAAACTACACAACTGTAATTATCGATTCTGGTATTGCTGATGACTCGGATACTTTTAAACAATTCTTTCCGAATGCAAACTGTATAAAAATATGTTATACTGATTATAGCTGGCCGTTCAGTGCTAAATCTTTCTACACCAGATGTATGAGCGAAGTTCTATTAGAAGAAACTAAAATTGACGATTTCATTAACCCCGATAAGGATAAATGGATATCGGCCGAGCCGTGGGAAAAAAGAGAAAAATATTTTCTATTTCTCCGAGATCATGAATTTAGACAGATGTGGAATCTTTCTAGTTCTCCGTTAACTGTTGATGTAAATGCATACCTTAGCTACGAGACTTTATATAATTCATTATCTAATATTGTCAAATTAAGTAATTTTCACGAATTATATGATAAATTTTATAAAAATAATTCAATTCATATCGATTGGTATCTACGATGTCGAGAAATTTTATCAGCTATTCAAAATAATCAATGCATCGATCTAACTGATATTTCCGATGATTTGTTCAGTCAAGCAACCATCAATTACTATATACAAATTTTGTATAACTTCGAAATTCCAGCATGGGATTACCGAGATTGGTTTTCTTCGACTGATCAAATATTTTCAATGCTCGACTTACATAATATTTCACATTAATGTTTAAAATAAAATCCTTATCCGTTAAAAACTTCATGAGCGTGGGCAATGCCACCCAAGGTATTGATTTTGATCGCAACGATTTAACTCTTGTGTTAGGCGAAAACTTAGACCTAGGCGGTGATGACAGCGGTGCTCGAAATGGCACTGGTAAAACCACTATCATTAACGCATTGAGCTACAGTCTATTTGGTCAAGCGTTAACTAATATTAAAAAAGACAATTTGATTAATAAAACTAACAGCAAACACATGTTAGTTACCATCGATTTCGAATCCGAAGGTCGCCGCTATAGAATTGAGCGGGGACGTAAGCCAAATGTATTAAAGTTCTACGTGGACGACGAAGAACTAGAAACCAAAGACGATAACAGTCAGGGCGACAGTCGAGAAACACAATTAGAAATCGAACGACTGTTAAACATGAGCCACGACATGTTTAAGCACATTGTTGCTCTAAATACATATACAGAACCATTTTTAAGTTTAAAAGCCAACGATCAACGAACTATCATTGAACAATTGCTGGGCATCACTGTGCTGTCAGAAAAAGCCGAAGCACTTAAAGAGCAAAACAAATCCACTAAAGAAGCAATTCAACAGGAAGAATTTCGAATTAAAGCTGTTGGTGATGCAAACAAACGAATTCAAGATCAGATTGATGCGCTGATTCGTCGACAAACATTGTGGACTAATAAGCACAAAGATGACATTGCATCATTGCAAGCAGCATATGATCAACTCGCAGAATTAGACATAGAGTCCGAGCTAGATGCTCATAAAAAGCTAGCCGAATATAATACAAAAAGTAAACAAATAGCCGATCTTACAACACTGGTTAAACGCTGCGAACAAGACGAAACCAGGGAAACCAAGGAAATAGAAAAGCTTAAAAAAGAAATTGTAGCTTTAAAAAATCACACTTGTCATAGCTGTGGTCAATCATTTCATGATGACAAACAAGTAATTGTTTTGGAAGAAAAACAAAAAACACTGCAAGAAACTGCGTTACAAGCATTGTCTACTAATACACAATTGCTAGAAAATCAAGAAGCTCTTGGACTACTAGGTGATCTGGGACAAAAACCAGTGACATTTTACAAAGATGAAAGCGATGCTTTCGAACATCGTAGCAGCATGGCATCTGTTCTTACGCAATTAAATTCTAAGCAGTTAGAACAAGACCCGTACACAGATCAAATTAATGATATGAAGGAAACGGCTGTTGAAGAAATAAATTATGATTTTATGAATTCGTTGGTGAGAATTAAAGATCACCAGGATTTTTTACTTAAGTTATTAACCAATAAAGATAGTTTTATTCGTAAAAAGATCATAGATCAGAATCTAAGTTACTTAAATGCAAGATTGGGATTTTATTTAGATAAAATTGGACTACCTCACACTGTCAAGTTCAATAACGACTTAAGTATTAGTATTGAAGAGCTGGGCAGAGAGTTGGACTTTGACAACTTGTCGCGGGGTGAACGTAACAGACTTATTTTATCACTGAGCTGGAGTTTCCGAGACGTATGGGAAAGTCTATATCAGCCTATTAACTTATTGTTTATCGATGAGCTAGTAGACAGCGGCATGGATGCTAGTGGAGTCGAAAACAGTTTAGCGATTTTAAAGAAAATGAGTCGAGAAAGCAGCAAATCTGTGTGGCTAGTGTCACACAAAGACGAACTTGCCGGTCGTGTAAACAACATTCTTACTGTGGTCAAAGAAAACGGCTTTACAAATTATAATACAGATGTTGAAGTAGTATAATAATGTTAGCAACATGGCACTGGCACATTGAAATTAGCAGTAAATGCACTTTACGCTGTCCTCGGTGCGCACGACAAGAAGTTCCTGATACTTTAATAAACACTGAGTTAGATTTAGAGTTTTTCAAAAGAAATTTTACCCCTGAGTTCATTCTTTCTAATGTGGAAAAAATAACATTCTGCGGCGACGACGGCGATCCTATATACGCACATGATCTAATACCTGTGATCAAATATCTGAAATCAGTCAAAGATATAGAGATTGTTATTGTTACCAACGGCAGCTATAAAAAAGAAGACTGGTGGACCAGTCTGGGTAGTACCTTGACTGCTAAAGATAGTGTACATTTTAGTGTCGATGGATTCGACAATATCAGTAATAATTTGTATAGGATAAACAGCGACTATGATAGTATAATACAAGGTATAAAAACATTGCGGGCGCACAGTCCTTGTCAGATTGTATGGGCCGCAATTGCGTTTCGATTTAACGAAGATCATTTAGAATCAATGAAAGACTATGCCGACCAGATTGGCGTGGATCGATTTCAAATTACACTGAGTACAAAATTTGGTGCGATCTATCCAAACTATGGAGAGAATGATCCTCTTCAACCCAGTAAAAAATATATTAGTAGCTCACATAGATTTGAACGCCAAATAACTGATTTTACTATTAGGCAAACACCTGTTCACCCAATTAATATCAAACTCTATGAACACACAAAATTAAAAGATACAATCGTACCGTTATGTGAAATTGGCAACAAAGGCTTGTACATAGATGCACAGGGTAGATTATTTCCGTGCTGCTGGGTTGCGAATAGATATTCTCACAATCAAGAATGGCAAGATCTCGGATCAAAATTTAATTTAAACAATATAACAATAGAACAGGCATTGGCAGACCCTTTCTGGATCAATGAATTCCAATCGTTTAAGTGGCAAGAATGTCAGACAAAATGCAAGAAAAACATGGTAAACCAGGAATATGCAACATCATGGTAAACTAGATAAATTATAGTACACATGGCACAACAAATCTAACATGACTTGGTTTTTTCAAGACACCCCAGTTGAGGAATTGCCCGAGGATTGCATAGGATTTGTATATCTAATCACAAACAAAATATCAAACAAAAAATACATTGGCAAAAAACTGGCAAAATTCAGTAAAACTACTCAAAGAACAGTAAAATTAAAAAACGGCACCAAAAAGAAAAAGAAAATTCGCTCAAAAGTCGATTCAGACTGGAGAGATTATTATGGCTCAAGTCCTGAGTTACAAACAGATGTACAAACATTAGGCTCAGACAATTTTACCAGAGAAATACTTTACTATTGTAATTCCAAAGCAATTTGTAGTTATATTGAAGCAAGAGAACAATTTACCAGGCGTGTATTAGAATCAGACGAATATTACAACGGCATAATCAATTGTCGTATCCATGGCTCCCATATAAAAAATAAATTAAGCATTTAAGACTCGCACAGGTCAATATCATGTGCCCTAGACCTGGATCTCGGATCGCAGGGACGGAAGACTCACCGTGCTAGTGAGCACTCAACCACTACCCGACAGGATGAAGATTGCCAATGCCGCAATTTGGTTGTTTGAAAAGGATTAACAGGCTAAAAAGACGTAGCAGTGATGCTACAAGGTTTATATGTATGTTAGCGTATAGATATAAACTTGCCGTTGTGATAAGAACTGAGCTCGAGGTACCGGACAACCGCCTCTGTAATCGCTTTAACGCTAATGACTGTGCTACTCGGATGAAGCATTATCATTTTTGCCCTGTGCGGGCAAAGTGTGACTGATTAATCTGGATGAAACTTATATCGCTACGCTCTTTAATTAAAATATATCACTGAGCGACAGCGAAAGTGATAGATGTGCGTAGCACATCTTAAAAGAATGGTAATCCTGTTTCCTTTGTGGTATTAAG